GACCTTTCAGGACTTCTTGAACTCAGGTGAGATTCCCAACCTACTTCTTTCTGGTCCCGCAGGTTGTGGTAAAACCACGATTGCTCGTGCGTTATGTGAAGAACTCGGGGCCGATTACATTATCATCAACGGATCTGATGAAGGACGATTTTTGGACACAGTACGGAACACCGCAAAGAACTTTGCTTCGACCGTCTCTCTTTCTGCTGATGCACGCCACAAAGTCATCATTATTGACGAGGCTGACAACACGACCCACGACGTACAACTCCTCCTACGGGCGAATATTGAGACATTTTATAACAACTGCCGATTCATCTTCACTTGCAACTACAAGAACAAGATCATCGAACCCCTTCATTCAAGGTGTGCAGTCGTTGAGTTCTCAATCAATGGAAAACAAAAACCTGTCCTCGCATCTCAGTTCTTCAAACGCATCCAAGAGATCTTGGTTGCAGAGGGTATTGAATATGATAACAAGGTCCTGGTAGAACTGATTAACAAACACTTCCCAGACTATCGTCGTGTGCTCAATGAGTGCCAACGTTATTCTGTTGGTGGTAAAATTGACAGTGCAATTCTTGCAGAGTTCTCTGATGTAAAAGTAAATGACCTTATTAAATACCTTAAAGAGAAAGATTTCGCCGAAGTTCGACGTTGGGTCGTTAATAATCTGGACAATGATCCTAGTGTACTTCTTCGGCGTGTTTACGATGCTCTTAACGGAGCCGTGGAAGGCCCTTCTCTTGCTGCTGCCGTGCTTATTATTGCTAAGTATCAGTATCAGATCGCATTTGTTGCCGATCAGGAAATCAATCTTCTGGCGGCGTTGACTGAAATCATGGTTGAGTGTAACTTTAAATGATTCTAACTGAAAGTGATGCGGTATATGCCGCAGAAAAATTCATCAGTTACTTTTCCAACATGGATCGTATTGATGAATATCTTCGTAATGTAAAGATTGAGAGAGTTCTCAATCGCAGTCCTCTTTCTCAGTTCTATGAGGAAGAGGATACTCATGGGATGTTTACTGCATTTGATATGCATCCCGAAGAGATGGATATTGTTTGTTATGAGGCCAAAGACTTGAAGAAAGTCTCTGGTCGAGTTTCTGGTATTCGGTCAGTAAAGGAGTTCAATGAGAAACTTCAGATCACCACGTCACACGCGATCGAAGATTCAGTTCCTGGTAAATCACTCAAGTGGATGGTCGTTGAGAAGAACACCAATACGATTCTTGGTTTCTGTAGGTTTGGCTCCCCTACAATCAATTCTAGACCTCGCAATGAATGGCTTGGTACGACTCCTGATCTCAACATCTTCAATAGACACGCGATCATGGGGTTTATCATCGTACCTACGCAGCCTTTTGGCTATAATTACTTGGGTGGTAAGTTGCTTGCGATGCTTTGTTGTACGCATGAGGTCAGGGAGATTTTGAACTCAAAGTATGACGCAAACATTTGTCACTTTGAAACTACTTCACTCTATGGTTCTACTAAGAGTGCATCTCAGTACGATGGTCTGAAACCCATCATGCGATACAAGGGCCTTACTGATAGTAACTTCACTCCTCTTCTTCACGATCACATCTTCAAGGACTTGAACAAGTGGTTTATTGAACGCAATGGTGATGAACCTCTAGTGAAGGCCGATGCATCCAGTCGCAAACTGAAGACTCAACAGAAGATGATTGCAATCATCAAGAAGTCTCTTCCTGCAGATCGTCTTGAAGAGTTCACTACTGCAATTGCAAGTGCAACTGCACTGACTGAGAAGAAACGTACTTATTTCTCAGACTATGGTTTTGCAAACACCCGTGAGGTTCTTCTGGGTGAAGATACTGAACTGGTTGAGAATCCTCAAAACTTTGACAAGTTCTACATGGAGAATGTAGTTGCAAAGTGGAAGAAGATGGCCGCAAAACGGTACACCAAACTCAAGTCTGAAGGTAATCTCCGAACAGAACTAGAAGTTTGGACCAAAGACATGGATATTGATATTATCCGATGAAATATTCTGTTTATCTTGATTACGATCAAATGAATTTGATCTATCAATGTCTACAAGAGTCTCGTGTTGATAAGGATCAACTTAAAAAAATTGAAGCTGCGTTTCGGGTCGCACAAATGTCTTATGGTGTGAGAGGTGCCTTTTATGACGTATGAACTAAAAGATTGGTTGAATTCTATCAACCTGAATAAGAAGGATCTCTTTGAAGAGAACCCTGATGCAAAGAAAGAGTATGCACCTTTCATTATCAATAAGTGCATGTCTGGTCACCTTGACACGGTTCTGTATGCCAATGAAATGAATCAGTTTCACTTCTTAGATAAGGATATGCAATATCAGTTTTATCTAAATAGTGTGAGGAAACGGAAGAGATTCTCTCCCTGGCTCCGAAAGGATAAAGTCAAGGATCTTGATGTAGTCAAATCTTACTATGGTTATAGTAATGAAAAGGCGCAACAGGCCCTCCGTATTTTATCACCTGAACAAATTGAATTTATTAAGTCTAAGCTTGAGACTGGAGGAAAGAAATGAGTGTTGCGGAACCTGAAGTCCGTTGGACACCCGATCAAATGGTAGAGGTAACTCTACGCGAACCTGACGACTTTCTCAAGGTGCGTGAAACCTTGACTCGTATCGGAGTTGCATCCCGTAAAGAGAAGAAACTCTATCAATCATGTCATATCCTGCATAAACAGGGTAAGTATTTTATCGTTCACTTCAAGGAACTCTTTGCCCTTGATGGTAAGAAGGCCAACCTAACAGTGAACGATGTTCAACGTCGTAATAGAATTACTAATCTTCTTTGTGACTGGGGTCTCATCAATGTTGTTGATGAAACTAGTGTTGCTGAAGTTGCACCTTTGAACCAAATCAAAGTTCTCTCTTACAAAGAGAAGAATGAGTGGGCTCTGGAGACCAAATACAACATTGGTAAGAAGAAAAAACCAGAGGAAACCGTATAAATAATTCGTCGCTCTTTCGTGCGCGACTCTATACATACGGAATATACGCTACTGTATGGGGGGTTAACCACCCCCCTTTTTTTATGTCTTCTTGTATAATTAGTATTGGATGCCGCAAGGGTCCACACAACGCAATCTCGCTTTCAGGAGAGCTAAAGATGACTAACCTCGCAAGGTACACGACGGCTAACATGGCCGATTTGTTGAATGCAATCAATCGTAATGCGATTGGTATGGATGAGTATTTTGACCGCATTGCCCATTTACATGAAACTTCATCTAATTACCCACCATACAATCTAATTGAAGTAAATAATGTTGAGAAAGTTTTAGAACTTGCACTCGCTGGTTTTAAGAAGGAAGAAGTCAATGTTTTCACGGAGTATGGAAAACTTTTTGTCGAAGGGCAAAAACAAGATACAGAGTCGGAGAAGACCTTTATCCACAAGGGAGTGGCTAGCAGAAGCTTTAAACGAGCGTGGACTCTACCCGACGACATCAAAGTTGAATCAGTCGAATTCGTGGATGGACTCTTATCAATCAGACTCAAAAAAATAGTTCCTGATCATCACCAACGTCAAGACTACCTCTAAATAATTGTGCCTGCGTGCCATGCAGTGGGGTTGCCTTTAGGGGTAACCCCCTTTATAATTTAAAATAAAAAACAATGACTTTACAGGTTTTAGTTTTAAAATCCGATGAGAACATTATTGCTGATGTTTCGGAAATTCACAATGAAGCTGGGATTGTTTTGGGGTATAATCTTAGTAACCCTAGAAAGATAACAATCTCTAGAGTAAAAACTCCAGAAGGAGAAATTGATCCAACAACAGTTTCTGCCGTATTTACAAAGTGGCAGTTATTCTCTGATGACACGGAGTATCAGATTCCTTCGGATTGGGTTGTAACTATTTGCGAACCAATGGAACGAATCAAAAAATCTTATGAGGAAAATGTAAATGCCCAAAAACGTGCAATGTCTTTACTTAATGAATAATCAGGCTGTGATTGCCGAAGTCATTGAAGTGATGTCTGAAATCGGCGATCCAGATTGTAAACTGATCAATCCGTTCATCATCAATCAATCATCAATGGAACTGTCCAAGTGGTTGAACTTCACCAGTCAGTCTGATATAATGATAAGGTCTTCGGATGTCTTGACCTTCGTCGAACCGACAGAAGAGTTGTTGGCTGATTACCTTTCACAAACTGATTGATGCGATTCTATACTAACGTTCAAATGGTCGGGGACCAAATCCTTGTTCGGGGATATGAAAACGGTAAACGTTTCATGAACCGTGAGGTTTTCAACCCGACTCTTTTTGTACCTTCTAAAAGTAGGAAGACTCCATATAAGACCCTCGAAGGTGAACCTGTTGAACCTGTTCGCCCTGGTACTATTCGGGAAACTCGTGACTTCATCAAGAAGTATGATGGTGTTGATGGTTTCAACATCTATGGTTTTGAACGTTTCATCTATCAGTATATTTCCGACACGTATCCCGAGGAACATATTGAGTTTGATATGTCAAAGATCAATCTGATCACCATTGACATTGAGACCAAGGCTGAGTATGGATTTCCTGATGTGGAGTCTGCTGCAGAGGAGCTTCTCCTGATTACGATTCAGGACTTCAATACTAAACGGATAATCACTTGGGGTGTTGGACCTTTCAACAACAAACAGGACAACGTTGAATATCGTCAGTTTGACGATGAACGGGCCATGTTGAACGGATTCATCCACTGGTGGATCGAGAACACCCCTGACGTGGTGACTGGATGGAACTGTGAGTTCTTTGACCTTCCATACCTTGCAGGACGCCTGAATCGTGTCCTGGGAGAGAAACTGATGCGTCGCCTTTCCCCTTGGGGTCTGGTGACTCAACAGGAAGTCTTTGTGATGGGTCGTAAGAACTTCTGTGTGGATGTTGGTGGTGTGGCCATTCTGGACTACATGCGTCTGTATCGGTGGTCTCCTGGTACTCCTAACCAAGAGTCATTCCGACTGGATTACATTGCACAACAGGAACTGGGTCAACAGAAACTCGATCACAGTGAGTTTGATACATTCAAGGACTTCTATACCAATGGTTGGCAGAAGTTTGTAGAATACAACATCGTTGACGTGGAACTGGTAGACCGACTTGAGGACAAACTCAAGTTGATTGAACTTGCCCTGACCATGGCTTATGATGCCAAGGTGAACTATCAGGATATTTTCTTCCAAGTTCGTCTTTGGGACTGCATCATTTATAACTATCTAAAGAACAAGGATATTGTTATTCCTCCCAAAGAGAGATCTGAAAAGGATGAGAAGTATGCAGGAGCCTACGTCAAGGAACCGATTCCTGGAAAGTATGATTGGGTTGTGTCTTTTGACCTTAACTCTCTCTACCCTCACCTTATTATGCAGTACAATATCTCGCCAGAGACCCTCATTGAGGAACGTCATCCAACTGCAAATGTTGAAAGGATCCTGAACGAAGATATCAACTTTGAGATGCACAAAGACTATGCAGTCTGTGCAAATGGTGCCATGTATCGTAAGGATGAACAGGGATTCCTCCCTGAACTCATGCAAAAGTATTACGATGAACGTGTGATCTTCAAGAAGAAGATGATTCAGGCTAAGAAGGAGAATGAAAAGTCCCCGTCTATTGCACTACAGAAAGAGATTGCACGGTGCAATAACATCCAAATGGCTAAGAAGATTTCTCTTAACTCTGCTTATGGTGCCATCGGTAATCAGTATTTTCGATATTACAAACTTGCAAACGCAGAAGCGATTACACTCTCTGGTCAGGTCTCTATCCGTTGGATTGAGAACAAGATGAATGGGTATCTAAATAAACTACTCAAGACCGATGACGTTGATTATGTCATTGCATCTGATACTGATTCTATCTACCTCAACATGGGTCCTCTTGTTGACCATGTATTTCATAAGGGAGTACCTAGTAAAGAAAAAGTCGTTGACTTTCTCAATAAGGCTTGCGAAGGTCAGATTGAACCATTCATTGAGAAGAGCTATCAGACGCTGGCCACGTATGTTAATGCGTATGATCAGAAGATGCAGATGAAACGGGAGAACATTGCCGACCGTGGAATCTGGACTGCTAAGAAACGATATATTCTCAATGTGCATGACTCTGAGGGTGTTCGATATGCAGAACCCAAACTGAAGATCATGGGTATCGAAGCTGTTAAGTCTTCCACTCCTGCACCTTGCCGCAAGGCTATTAAGGATGCACTCAAAGTGATGATGAGTGGAACTGAAGACCAATTAATTGACTTTATCGATACGTTCCGTCAAGAGTTTAAGAGTCTTCCTCCTGAGGAGATTTCCTTTCCTCGTTCAGTTAGTGAGGTTGCAAAGTATAAGAGTAATCAATCCATCTATGCGAAAGGAACTCCCATTCATTGTCGCGGAGCCCTCCTTTTCAATCACCATGTAAAACGACTTGGTTTGGAGGGTAAATACTCTTTGATTAAGAATGGAGAGAAGATCAAGTTCTGTTATCTACGCAATCCAAATCCTATTCATGAGAACGTAATGTCCTTCATTCAGGACTTTCCTAGGGAACTTGGAATTGAGAAATATGTGGACTATGACCTTCAATTTGACAAAAGTTTTCTAGACCCCTTGAAGGCCATCTTAGATGTGATAGGATGGGGTGTGGAAAAAACCGTAAACCTAGACCTTTTCTTCGCATGAAAGATCAGAATCCCGTTCCCGATAACGAATCAAAACAAGTCAAATGGAATAGAGGCCTTGACTTGTTTATTGAAAGTGTGTTGAAACCAGATCAGGAACTGCGGCAGTGTGCCCACAATCAAAAGTGTTATACTGAACTTTTGGATGTGCGCGAAAACGTGTTAGAATACTTAAAGACCTTGAGGTGGTATTGAATGGATTTTTTGAAAGACATTGTAAAAGAGATTGGTGATGAATACACCCAACTTGCATCAGAGATAGACGAGACTGAGACTTATGTGGACACAGGTTCGTACATTTTTAATGCACTGGTCTCAGGTAGTGTATTTGGTGGTGTATCTGGGAATAAGATTACTGCTATTGCTGGAGAGTCTTCTACTGGAAAGACTTTCTTTTCTCTCGCTGTGG